AAGCAGTTCAAGAACGGCATGATGGGTACAGGCGTACTTGGTTTCGACGAAATCAATATGTCGCAGTCCATCAAGCAGTTCACCACTGGTTCGCGTACTGCAACTGGCGGTTCGACTTCGGCTGCTGTCACCACTGAAGGTGCAACGGCAATCGCTATTACTGGCGCCGGCGCGAACGCTACGGTTAAGGCTGGTGACGTGTTCACGGCTGCTGACTGCTTCTCAGTCAACCCACAGACCCGTGAAAGCACAGGTTCGTTGTTCCAGTTCGTCGCGTTGGCTGATGTCACGCTCAACGCTTCTGGCGCAGGCAGCATCACTGTTGCACCGATCTACTCGGCTGGTCACGCTCTCGCCACCGTCAACACACTGCCCGGCAACAGCAAGGCAATCGTGTTCGTCGGCGCAGCGTCCACACAGTATGCTCAGAACCTTGTATACCACAAGGACGCTATCACCTTCGCAACCGCCGACCTTCTGCTCCCACAGGGCGTAGATATGGCTTCGCGTCAGGTGCATAACGGCATCAGCTTGCGCGTTGTTCGTCAGTATGACATCAACAACGACCGTATGCCTTGCCGTATTGACGTTCTGTATGGCTACAGCACGATCCGTCCACAAATGGCCGTCCGGATGTGGGGTTAATTTAACACTGGCCCTCGGTTCGCCGGGGGCCAACTTTCTTAAAGGATTTTTATTATGGCTCTTCCTAATGGTGCTGGCGGTTATCAAGTCGGCGACGGAAATCTTGGTGAAGTTACTCTTGGTACTTCAGCTATCCCTACTGCGTATACCGCAGCAGCTACACTGACCACAGCCGATTTGGCTGGCGGCGCAGTTGTATACACTTCGAGCAGCACTGCTGACCTTACGCTTCCTGCTGTTTCGGTTGTAGACGCCGACATCAGCAGCGCAAAGACCAACTCATCGTTTGAGTTTTCTTTGGTTGCTACCAGCACTGGCGTTCCTACTATCGTAGTAGGCACCGGCTGGACTCTGGTCGGCGTTGGCACAGGCGTTGCATCGCGCAGCGTACTGTTCCGCGCAGTCAAAACAAGCGCGACGACGTACAACCTGTACCGTATCGCTGGCTAATAAGTTTGCCCCGGCTTTAAGTCGGGGCATCCTTTTCTGAAAGATAGTTTTATGGCTGTTATCTATCTCACTCACCCCCGCCACGGCGCAAAAGTTGCTATTTCTGAAGAAGAAGCACGCTGCGACGAAGACTATGGATGGGAAAGATACTATCCTGACGAGCCTGTAAGTGCTACAGTGAACGAAATGCCGGCGCGCAATAGTCGCCGCCGCACAACGCAGGAAGACTAAACGATGGAAACGGCGGGCGATATAATCAACGGTTCGCTTAGGCTTCTAGGCGTTCTGGCAGAAGGCGAAACTCCCTCGGCTGACACGTCGCAGGACGCACTGCGCGCCATGAACCAGATGATCGATAGCTGGAACACAGAGCGTCTGTCCGTTTTCGCAACCCAAGATCAAGTCTTCACATGGCCTTCGGGCCAACTGTCGCGCACGCTCGGCCCTTCCGGCAACTTCGTCGGCAACCGCCCTGTGCTGCTGGATGACGCGACATACTTCCTCGATCCCGGCACCGGCGTTAGCTACGGCATCAAATTCATTAACCAGCAGCAGTATGACGGCATCGCAGTCAAGACTGTAACGTCTACGTTCCCACAAGTTATCTTTGTCAACATGACGTTTCCTGACGTTGAAATGTTCGTCTACCCGCGCCCGACACGCGATTTGGAATGGCATTTCATTTCAGTGGAAGAGTTGTCGCAGCCTGCAACGCTTGACACAGTCTTGCATTTCCCGCCCGGCTATCTGCGTGCGTTCCGCTATAACTTGGCGTGCGAACTGGCGCCTGAGTTCGGCGTCGAACCCGCACCGCAGGTTCAGCGATTGGCTATGGCATCTAAGCGCAACCTGAAGCGCATCAACAATCCAGACGACATCATGTCAATGCCGTACAGCCTTGTAGCTACACGCCAGCGGTATAACATCTTCGCAGGAAACTACTAATGAAGACGCCCTTACTGGGCAGCGCGTATGTGGCCCGTTCGGTAAACGCTGCCGACGCACGCATGATAAACTTGTTTCCGGAAGTTGTACCGGAAGGCGGCATGGAGCCTGCCTTTCTACAGCGTTGCCCCGGCTTGCTAAGACAGAAGACCATCGGCACCGGCCCGATCCGCGGGTTGTGGGCGCATCAGACACGCGGCGATGACTTTTACGTCGTGTCTGGCTTTGAAGTCTACAAAATGTCCAGCCTTACCGGAACGCCAGTCAAGCTGGGCGACGTGACCGGCACTGGCCCTGTATCCATCGCCGACAACGGCACACAGATATTCTTTGCCTGCAATCCTGACTCGTACATATATGACGAGTCAACCGACACGTTTGGGCAGATCACTGACCCTGACTTCCCCGGCGCGGTTACTGTCGGCTATCTGGACGGTTATTTTGTGTTCAACGAACCAAACAGCCAGAAGATTTGGGTGACACAGCTTTACGACGGTTTTCAGATTGACCCGCTAGAGTTTTCCAGCGCCGAAGGCAGCCCTGATGGCGTCGTCGGTCTGTTGGTAGACCACCGCGAATGCTGGGTGTTTGGCACGGACTCTACCGAAGTGTGGTACAACTCCGGCGGGTTAGACTTTCCGCTGTCGCCGATCCAAGGCGCGTTCAACGAAATCGGTTGCGCCGCGCCGCACTCCATCGCCAAGATGGATAACACTGTGTTCTGGCTGGGCGCTGACGCCCGCGGCCAAGGCGTCGTCTACAGGGCTGCTGGCTATAACGCCCAGCGCGTGTCCACGCACGCGATTGAATGGCGCATCCAAAACTATCTGAATATGAGCGACGCAGTAGGCTACACCTACCAGCAGGACGGTCACGCGTTCTATGTCCTGTCGTTTCCGTCCGCGGATGAGACATGGGTGTTCGACGCATCCACCGGCGCATGGCACCAACGGTCATCCTACTCAGCCATTGCGCCGTCTGTAGGCGCGTTTAACGCTGAAGCGTTCTATTCCGGCGCGTTCTACACGGTGTTGCCGCTTACCCCGTCTGGTAACAGCGGCGTGTTCTCGCGTCACCGCAGCAACTGCCAGTGCAACTTCCAAGGCAATATCATTGTCGGCGACTACGCTAACGGCAACATTTACACGTTTGAGCTAAATGTTTTCGAAGACAACGGGATAGCGCAGCGTTGGCTGCGTTCATGGCGTGCGCTGCCGACAGGCCAAAACAACCTCAAACGTACAGCAAACCATAGCTTGCAGCTTGAGTGCGAAACGGGCGTCGGCCTGAACACCGGCCAAGGAAGCGATCCGCAAGCCATGCTCCGCTGGTCTGATGACGGCGGCCATACATGGTCCAACGAACACTGGGCGTCTATGGGCAAGATTGGTGCGACCGGCACTCGCGTCATGTGGCGCCGCCTTGGCATGACGCTGAAGCTGCGCGACCGCGTGTATGAACTGTCCGGCAGTGATCCTGTCCGCATCTACCTTACCGGCGCTGAACTGCTGTTGAGCGGCACGAATGCCTAACGACCAACTCACCCGCATCCCTGCGTCGCGCGTCCCGATTACGGACGTGTCAGACGGCACGGTAACGCGAGAGTGGTACAGGTATTTATTTAACCTTTTTACGATAACGGGCGGTGGTCAATCTAACTCAGCCGCCAGTTCGTCTTTTGGGCAAGACTTGGCTCCTGCGTATACGCCGCAGATTGACGCTAAACGGTACGGCTCGTTTTACAGCACTGTAACGCAAACCGCGGCGGCTACTAGCACGGCGTACCCAGTCACGCTTAACTCTACCGACATATCTGAAGGCGTTTACATTGGCACGCCTACGTCGCGTGTATATGTGGACCGCGTAGGCACGTACAACTTTCAGTTTTCGGCGCAGCTTCTTAAAAGCGGCGGGGGTTCTGGAAACGTCTATATTTGGTACCGGGTGAACGGCGCCGATATAGCAAACTCCGCGACAATCGTGACGTTGGCGGGAAGCAGTTCAGCATCTGTTGCCGCGTGGAATTTTGTGGTAGAGATGAACGCAGGTGATTATTTTGAACTGGTTTGGTCTACAAATAATACAAACTGTGAAATCCACGCAGCGGCGGCCAGCGCCCCTGTACCCGCAATTCCGTCCGTCATACTGACGGTAACTGATAACATTAATTGAGGTCTAGATATGGCTGTTCTTGCTCCACAACCTAAAGCGCAATTCTTCGATGCCAGCGGTACCCCGTTGGTCGGCGGCAAGGTCTATACCTATGCAGCCGGTACGACAACACCGTTGGAAACGTACACCGACGAGTCAGGTGTTACACCTAACACCAACCCAGTTATTCTGGACTCTCGCGGCGAATGTAATCTGTGGTTCTCCACCGCGTCCAGTTACAAGGTAGTCTTGGAAAGCGCGACTGGCACATTGCAGTGGACTGTCGATAACATCTCAACCTACGGTACTCTTGCCAGCCAGAACTCCAACAACGTAAACATAACCGGCGGTACAATCACGGGTGTAACCCTTACCGTCAACGTCGTCGGCGATGTGTCCGGCAACGCTGGCACGGTGACGAACGGCGTCTATCTGGACGCAGTGCAGACGGTAACAAACAAGACGCTCACCGGCATGGCTTCGGCGTCAACGGTCAAGGACTCGCTTGGCACGGATTACACTATCGGTTTTCGCAGCATCCCGCAGAGCCTCAACACGACGGCGGCGGCTTCCGACATCGGAAAGCATCTGTATGTTTCCGCGACCACCACAGTCCCGTCGGGCGTGTTTGTCGCCGGTAACGAGTTTCTCGTTGTCAACAGCAGCGCCAGCACCGTCACGTTGACGCAGGGCGCCGGCACGACGCTACGGCTTGGCGGCACGGCCACCACAGGCAGCCGCACCATCGCGGCCTACGGTGTAGCTTCGGTGTTGTGCGTTGGCACGGAAACATTCTATGTCACCGGCAACGTAACCTGATAGGACCGGCCCATGCCAATTATCGCCACAAACATCATCCCCGCTAAGAACATAGAAAACGCGCAGACCACGCAGTATGTGGCGCCGGCCAGCACCACGACTATCATTGACAAGTTCACCGCTACCAACTTCAGCAGCGGCATGGTCAACGTGAGCGTCAACTTAGGTGCTGCCGGATCGGCAACGGGAAACGACAACCTGATCGTCAAGACGCGGACGTTGCAGCCCGGCGAGACGTACACCTTTCCTGAAATCGTAGGCCACACCCTGCCGTCTGGCGGGTATGTCTCGACGCTTGCGTCAGCGGCAGCGGCAGTCAACTTGCGCGCGTCTGGCCGCGAAATCAGCTAATGCTGGAGCGTAGCTACGACACTGCTTTTATCAACAAGGTCGTAAACGATCCTGCGGTAAGGCCGTATGTTGGCAGCGGCGTTGACGGCGACATAGACACGCAGATACTTGTTGACAACCCTGACAACTGGTTTCTGATGGGCGAACACGGCGGGTTTCTGTTTGCTGGAACTGCACCCGGCGTCCGCGAAGTACACACGTTTGTTTTGCCTAGCGGGCGCGGCGAATGGGCCGCAGCAGCAAGGGCAAAAGCTATTGAATATCTGCGCGAACACGGCACGGAAAAGCTGTGGACTA